GTTTCCTTTCCAGCTGCTCCCGAAAGAAAAGCAGTGAATGCCGCTGCCTTCAGCTTGTCTTTGTACTCTTCTGTGTCATCCTCTTCGATAGCTCTTTGAGCTGCCACCATATCGCTATAGGGCAGCTCATCAAGTCGATTGTCAAAGACTCTGTAACATAGACCTACGCGACGTTCTGCTTTTTGAATAGCCCCGCAAACGATTCTACTCTGTTGCGCAGCTGCGAGGCTTGCGTAAAAAAATCAGCGAACTCCTCAGCATCGGCTACCTGGCTTATGATGTCAAGTTCCGCGTTGAAGGGAAGGTCGTCAAACTCTTCCACAGTAACCCCTACTAGATCAGCAAGCCATTCGCACAAATCGCTTTCGAGGTGTTCAAGCATCGTCTTAAAAACTTCAATACCAATTTTCTCAATTGCATCGCCGTTACCCGTTTCCCCTTCGCCTTTTGCTTCAGGAGAAATGATATTGAGCAACTGCGAACTGCCTATCTTGACCGCTAAAGCTTTGATCATGCTGGTGAGCTTTTTGCGGTCTCCTCTTGTCAATTTTCTAATTTTCATTGCTGCCCCCGATTAACATTAAGAAATAACTGGCCATCTCATTTCCCAAGGCTCTGTATCAAGTGCCGAAGGATCAAAGTGTGACATGAAAGTAATGCTGATTACGCCTTCGTCGCTGTCCGCAAGGGTCAACTCGAAGTTACCTTCAGCAAGTGCATTCTTGATAATACCAATAAAAGGTGCTGCGCTGTTCCCTGTTACCTCTCCGACGATTGCAATGTTCGTCACGTAGTCGGTAAGAGCAATCTGTAACGCTCTCGTGACACTGTCGTGTGTTTTGGTCGCTGGTGAAACAGGATAATCTGCGACAACCGATCCAGGATTTGCCAACTGCAAAATAGCCGGATTGATTTCGACAAAATTGGCGGTGATTTTTGCTACTACACGAGTAATCCGCTTGTCGCCTTTTACAGAACCCTTGGCGCCGTCAACAGGCATTTCTCGGAGTTCAGTTTCAATGACAAAAGAGTTTCCGCCACGGGTTGCCCCGAGAAGAGCTTCGCCGGATTCTCCATAGTTTTTGTAAACCGCGCCTGAGTCAATTACGAACTTTTTATAAGTGTTCGTCGTGATACCATATTTTCTAGACATATTAAAACATCCTTTCGATTAGATGCTGATTGCTGCCACAGTTAAATCGGCTTCGCTGCTATAGGTAGCAGAGACAGAGCCGCTGGAATTGTTAAAACGGGAAGGCTCGAAAGGGCCAATCCACTCTTCAGAACTAATGGCCACTACTACTGCTACGTCATGGTCAAAACCCTGATTGCAGTTTACAAGAGAGTTAATAGTTACCGTTCTGGTTGCTGCGACGTTTGCATTCTTGACGACAAGAAATGTTCGACCGTTGTTTGCGAACGTGTCCCCGGCTGCGGCTGCCGCTGCATACGTTGGCGTAGTGCCTGTTTTTGCTACTGTTTGAACTGTTAAAGCTGCCATTTAAATCTCCTGGTCAAATTGTTGCATCCATTTTTTACGCCCTGCACGGGCCTTAAACTGAATATTGTAATGTAAATCACAAGGGTTTTCTTCCGGTACGTCTGACCCAGCAAACTGAAACATCCGTATCGTGTCATAACGTTCGTGCGTCAAGTGTGCCCGCTCCAGGGTGTACTCGATACGCTCAACTGCTTTACGCATCGGCTCGGCATTAGTGCTGCGATCGTAGACATCACAGAACACATAAAAATCTTGAATCGGGCCGCCTTCAGCATTTCGAAGCACAATCCTAAAAGTGACAAAAGGCATTTTTGCGCCTTCAGGAGCCATAGGCGAAAAAATAGCAGGCTCACCCTTGTACTTTGTCAGTAAAGCTGAAAGCTCGTTATCGTTTTTTAATGCCCCTACTATCGCCGATTCAAACATTTACAACCACTTTTCGGATAATATTTGACCAACATTGTCGGCTTCCTGCTCAAACGTCGGGCCTAAGACCGGACGGGGTAAAACTTGGCCCCTGTCTTTCCCATTTCTGTCAACTCTGTGCGCTGTGCCGAACTCCATCAAATGCGCATGGTGTGCGGGTGGGCCGAACCCCACTTTAACTTCTTGCTCTAAATCGCTATTCTTTAGCATTGCGCCTTTTAGCATATCACCGCTATTTAAACCCGGGAACTCTCCCGGTGCGCTCTTTTCAGCGTTTGACAAGTTAGCCCGCAGCGCATTTAAAACAACCCTTGCGGCTTTCATCCGAACACGTCGGCTCGCCTTGCCAAGATCTTTATTGACATTGTCAACGAAGCTCGAGTATTTAAATTTATTGGCCATTATCTACGCTCTTTTGCGGTGATGAAGAGGTAAACGCCGCGCTCTTGCATGTTTTCTATTGTCAAAACTTCAAACTCTCTGCCGTCAAAACTTATCACTTGGTCTTCTGTTATCTGCGTACCACCACGTACTACTATATGGTGGGTTGCGTCAACATTCGTAGAGTTGTATCTGTAATGTTGCGACGCTTTAATCGGATCAACCGAAGCCCAGACGGTCGCAAGCACAACCCAGGTCTCAACGAAGCCACCAGCGCCGTTTGACACTTCCTCTTTGCCCTTGATGTCAATACGATGGCGCAGAGTTGTTGCTAAGGTTTTTTTATCTGTCCTGCCTAGCATGATACGTGCATCCTGTCGGGCCTGAGTAGGTTACCGATTGCATCCGGAATCTTACTGGTTTCACCAGCTCTATTTTCGTACTGCCAAGCTATATGTATAAGCATCGCTTGCTTAACGGGTGCGGGCACTGTAGCGGCGGTCGCGCCGTGACCTGCCTTAAAGCGAATCTTGAAAGCATTGACTTCACGTAAGGTGACAGATGGCCACATAATACCGTTCTTCAGAGTTATGACACCGGGTTCGGTATCATAACACAAGAGAAAGTTGGATAGCTCCATCGTGTACTCTGTGCCCTGCTCGCCATAGTATTTTACGCTTTGCACTTCGACAAGTGGCGCTCTCGGAATCTCCAAAGGCACCAAGGGGAAGTTGTGAAAGGTATAGTCAAATACCTGATCTACGTATGTCCGCCAGGTGTACTGCTCGCAGTAAATGCGAGCTGAAGCAATAGCGGTCTCGAACCAACTATCTTCTTGACCTTGATCTACCCGACAGTGACTAAGGGCCTCTGTTAAGGTGACAGGCTCAACGGCGGGGCCTGTAACCAGCTTTAAATATCCTCTTTGTTTCATTATGGCTTTCAAAAAGGTAAACCAGGGATTGCTCCCCGGTATTAATTAACTTGCTGCGATTATTCCAAGTGCTTTACACGCATTTTTCAAAGCATTAAAAGCCGTGACAAATGCGTCGTACTCTGCTTTGTCAGGTGCAGCCCCCGCTGCGGCAGCCTGGTCTGCTATGGTCGCAGCTTGAGTGCCGTTTGCCAGAATTTGGCCATCGGTTTTGATATTGAGTTTATCGAAAGAAACTTTACCAGTTCCTGAAAACTCAAGGTCACCTTCAGTCCATTTTGCATTTACATTAGTTGGCATGGTACAAATCCTTTATGCTGCTGTTGGTTTGTACATGACATCTTCGATAATTGCAGTAGTAAGCAGGTTAGCTGCATTACTATTAGCATACGAGACGCCGACGAATTTACCCGCAGGAACTGTGAGCGGGTCGATACAAAAATCAACCACATGGTTGCCCGTTGCATCGCCGATAGTGAAAGTCTTTGCAGCGGTCTGCCGAACACCATTTTTGTAAATCTCTACGCTGACGGGGAAAGCTGCGGCATTGGTTCCGGCTGCATCGTCAGCATAAGCGACGGAGAGAACGAGGTCAGCAGCATTGGCCATGAGAGCAGTTGCTCGAATGTTAATTGCTGAAGAGCCAGCAGTAGGTGCAGCATATACACCTGCGGCGTTGGCTGTTGTCTGGGGTGCTAGAAGTACCCGAGTTCTGTATTTTGTAGGCATAAAGTTCAACATAAAAAAGGCCTCCTAAAAAAGGTTGAGGGCCTGAGGCCCTCAGGTTGTAATTATCGAGTTGCCAACATGACGAAAGAAGAACGTGTGTTCGAGCTGTTCTTGATGGTCAGCGGTGAATTTTTCATTGGTGCGCCGTTACAACGAACAACAAAACGCCAAGCTCTTTCGGCATACTCAAACTTGACATGGATTGACATGTCGGTTTTGATATCGCCTTTTGTGATCCAGAGATACTCGTTAAGATCTGCAAGGATGATATCACCAACAGTTCCAAGAGCGCTACACTGATCAGTCTCGATAACTGGTAGCCCCTTCATCGAAGGAACCGAACCGGACATTGAAGCCGACAAGTAAACTGGAACACCACCAGTACCAACTGCAAAGGACATAAGGTCGAGCTGTTGATGCACATCAGGATGTACAAGCCAGACCGAACCAGCTTTGTTTTTTGACCGGGCATACATTTTAATAATGTTTTCCCAGACGACTGTTCCGTTTGCTTGGCCAGCTTCTTTGGCTGCGGTAACAGTTCCAGCAGATACGGTAATACCTAAGGGTTTACCGATTCCAGTACCCGATATTATAGCAGATGCTGACTCACGACGGATCGCAGTGACAAAGGCATCCTGAAGAAGAGCACTGTAGAAAACAACGTCTTCATCGAGTTCGTCAGTACCATAAGCAAGACCCATAAGTTTACTGAGTTGAATTTCTCTTTCAACAAACTTTGGTTTCGTTGCAGAAACTGTTCCGGCTTCCGCTGCCCAATACGCTTGCACACCACCATATACCGAAGTTGCAACGCTGGTCTCGTCAATGTCCTTCCAACCGGCTTTATTAAACCCTGCGCCGATAGGGAGCTTTTTAACTCTTGACAGGATAGGATCTTCATTGACTGCACTTTTCATGATCTGTTGAGTAAACTGCTTTTCGATCAAGAAGCCGCCGTCTTCGCCTACGCCAGAACTCGCGCCTGTGGCGTTGATAACTTTCTGCATTTTGTCGTCAATTTGGCCATTCTGAGCGCGTTTACAGCTAGCAAGGTTCTCTGCAAGGCTGTTGAAAACCTTGACCTCTTGCCCAGGCTTTACAATAACGTTTTCGGGAACATCAATTTTGCTTGCGGGCTGATTGATAAAGCTGTTGCTGGCGGCAAGAGCGTCTTCAGCTTCGATCAAACTGCGATAGTTTTCGACTTCACCCTGGAAGTCGTTAAAGGATTTCTGCTCTTCAACAGTAAACCCGCGATTCTCGGCCTTCACTTTGTTCAGAAGGTCCGTCTGCTTTTTCAGTGCATTTTTCAGCATTTCTCTTGGATTCATTGACGAACCCCTTTCATAAGTGAGACGTTTGTATTGACTAAAATTTGATTCTCATACCGTGAGTAATCTATCGGTTCAACTTTTTCGGGCTCTGCTTTTGGTGTCCTGTTTTCAATTTTCGGGAAAGCCCTGTACTTTGAAACGTCAATCTCTTGCCCATTTACCGTTACCTTTTGCCCGTCGCTTATGCAGTTTAAAGCGGTGCTTTCGTCGATCTGGTCAGCAAAGCCGAAAACAACCGCTTCCTCGCCTGTCATCCATGTTTCTTCGTCCATCATGGAACGGATTTCTGATTCTTTTACTTTTGTGCGCTCTGCGTAGTTTATGACAATAGAGTCTTTTACCTTGTCGAGAAAATCCGCTGTCTTTCTCAACTCGCCAGCGTCACCCCATGCGCCTGACATTGGGTTATGGATCATAACGAAACCGTTTTTAGGGACAATTCGATTTTTGCATGCCTGGAGTATCCAGGAAGCCGTAGATGCTGCGATACCCTGCACAACTCCGATAGTATTAGCCGGGTGATTCTTTAGAATGTTGTGGATAGCAAGACCCGCGAAAACTCCACCACCACCGGAATTGATTAGAACCCGGACAGTCTTCTTATTTTTCAACTTGTCCATTGTCTTCTTAAAGTCCGCCGGGGTAACGTCCTCGTCGTACCATTTTTGATCGGTGATGTACCCGTAAATGGTGACTTCGGCTTCGTCTTCTGTCTTGTTTTCGACTTCTATTCCGTATGGCATTAGGCGCCTCTTTTTTCTATCAACTTGTAGATATTTTCAATGTCTTTTTTGACGTCGTCTTGCACTTTGCCAGCTTCGACCATGTTCATGGGCTGCAAGTAGATATCGCCACCGTCAATTTTATTCATGTTTAAAAGTCTGCGTATGTCATTAACTGACAAGTAACCCCATTGACGGCCAATTGCAAAGGCTTCTGCCATGCTCTTTTGATCGCCGCGCAGTAAACTCGCCATGTTAAATTCAAAGTAGTAATTGTCTGCTCTCTGCTCTTTGGTCAAAAGCTGCGAGTTGATCGCCTCTTCCCATCGTTTGAACCAGGGGAGCATTGTATACATGACGAACTCAAGGGATTGATGCTCGATGTTGTTGTTCGTCGCCTTGTCAAGGTTCTGTATCAAGTGAGGTTGTACGCGGTAAATTCTGCAAACGTCTTCAACCTGAAATTTCTTACTGGCCAACAGTTCCGCGTCAACGAGTTTTAGCTGTAAAGGCGAAAACTTTAATCCGTCTTCAAGTAAAATTGGAGTGCCTGCATTTTTTAAGCCTGTATACTCTTTTGCGATTGATTCTTTGAGCCTCCTGAACGACTCATCATTGAGGTGTCCAGGATGCTCAAAAAATCCAGAGGAAAGAGCACCATTGCGGAAAAAATTGTAATTGAAACTCTCATACGTTAGACCAAGTTTGATTGCTCGGCTAGCGTATTCGATCGGGCTCATACCTATAACGCCGTCAAGGCTCGGCCCTGGGACGTGAAACACGTCCCTACGAGCCTTGGGGGCATCCTGCTTCCGGTCGATAATGTATTGTAAAGCCCTTGTATCCTTATGTCGTCCGATGTCAACCCGCTGCCACTCGTAAGGGTAGAGTGCTACGGGGTCACCGCCCACAGTCAAAAGGCGTTGCATGACGACATTGCCGGAGAGGTTGAGCTGATACATGGCCATTTCCTTGGCGTTGTATGCGCTCATCTCCTCATTGAAAACATTGTGGAGGATGTCATGCCATCCGGTTTCGTTTGTCCGTATGCGGTCGCTATCGTCTACTTTTTGGTACTCGAAAACAGGGACAGAGGCGAAAGTTTCGGCTAAAACGCGAAGGCATGCAAAGACGGCAGTGAATTTCAGGCTTGCATTTCCGGTAGTATCGGGCTCCCCCGTTGGGGAATTCTCCTCCCCGGACAGCCAATTGCGCATGTATTCATCGAAAGAGGTTTGATTAAAAGCGATTTTTACTCTGTCGAAGAACTTCATAGACCCCAACATATTGGGTTAAGGTACACAAGGCTACACCACAGCTTGTATAATACACAATAACCGGGTCAAAGTCAACCACTTTGTTACAAATCCGTGATTTTTCCGTGAAAAGTTTACGAAAGGGATCTAAG